TATATCGGTTAAAACCATGTGACCATTATCACCCAGTAGCCATAAACTTGAAAAACACCTTTATTTTTTCTTCAAATTATGTTAGTCTATTATGATGTTGCTGCCGCAAGGAGGAAACAGATGAAAACGAAACTGCTAGGAGGAATTTTAGGAATGGTGATTGTTATGAGTACAACGTTGCCAGCAATTGCCGAACCTGTCCCCGATCAGGTGTATGCTAAATCTGCACCGACTGCGACAAGACAAGTCGTAGTATCCAGTCGTGAGTATCGAATTGCAAGATCAGTAGATGCTAGAGACATGATGGGGTATGAGCCCTCTCTTTACAAGGGGAAGTGGTATGATTCAAAATGGGAAAATACAAGAAAATGTATTATGCACAGAGAATCCCGTTTCAGTTACAAATCAGCAAATAAAACATCATCAGCGAGAGGGGCATACCAATTTTTGGATAATTCTTGGAGAGTGTCCTTAACGTATATGATGTTAGAAGAATCAAAGAAAAGCAATGATGGTTTATCCAAGGAAATTAAAAAGTTAAGAGATAAGCCAATTCACGAATGGAATAGATATTACCAAGATCGTGCCTTTTTCACAGCATGGAGACACGGTGCTGGCAAGAAGCATTGGTATCAATTTAATTCTAATTGCATGTAGTTTGTGGTGGGGTGAGACCAAAATAAAAATTAAGGTAACAACAACTCGCCCCACTGCTGCTATAATTGTTACCTATTGAGGAGAAGAGTGGACAGCAGGGATATAGTTTTACATCTTGAAGAAGTTAATCAAGTAGCAGCAGAATACATTAAGGGAAAAGATGCTTCTGCTATTTCAAAAGATCTTGATATACCTCGCAATCGTGTAATGAGCCTTCTTACTGAATGGCGAGAAATGATTGCAAACAATGAGGCTGTGAGAATAAGGGCAAGAGAAGCCCTTGCAGGAGCAGACCAACATTACAACCACCTAATTCGTCAGACATATGAGGTTATTGAGGAAGCAACAACAAACTCTAACCTATCTGCAAAGACTGCAGCAATTAAACTTGTCATGGATATTGAATCCAAAAGAATTGATATGTTGCAAAAAGCAGGACTGCTAGAAAACAAAGAGCTTGCAGATCAAATACTAGAACAAGAACAAAAGCAAGATGTCCTTGTTGGAATACTTAGAGAGGTATCTGGAGAATGTACTCGTTGTAGAAATGAAGTAGCAAAAAGATTAGCAGACATTTCTGGTCAGGGAGTAGTGATTACCGTTGAGTCTTAATTTTGATGATTTTCTTGGAGCACTTGATGATTCACCCTTTGATGAAGATCCTGTAGATCTAGACACTTTTTTGCATGACTCAAACTATTTAGATCAGCCACAACTTTCTCAGATTCAAAGAGATCTTGTAGAGGCAATGAGTCAGATTTATAAAGAAGAAGATTTAATTAGAATAATGGGAGATAAGGAGGGTCGTGAACATTATAAAAAATATACAAAGGGAGAGGTTATCCTGCAACTGGGAAAGGGTAGTGGTAAAGACCATACTTCCACCATTGGCTGTGCTTACTTGGTTTATAAACTCCTTTGCCTAAAAGATCCTGCGCGATATTTTGGTAAGCCTCCTGGAGATGCTATTGACATTATCAACGTTGCCATTAACGCACAGCAAGCCAAGAATGTTTTCTTTAAAGGATTTAAGGGAAAGGTAGCAAGATCACCTTGGTTTGCTGGAAAGTATGATGCAAAAGCAGACAATATTGAATTTGATAAAGCTATTACTGTTTACTCTGGTCACTCAGAAAGAGAAAGTCACGAGGGACTTAACCTTATCTTAGCAATCCTTGATGAGATTTCTGGATTTGCCATGGATAATGCATCTGGAAATGAAAATGCTAAAACTGGTGATGCTATTTATAAAGCCTTCCGTGCCTCGGTAGATTCACGATTCCCTGATTACGGAAAGGTAGTACTTCTTTCTTTTCCAAGATATCCAGGAGACTTTATATCAAAGCATTATGATAAAGTTGTTGCTGAAAAGGAAGTTGAGATTAAGAAGCATAGCTTTATTATTAATCCAGATCTTCCTGCAGATCTTGCAGAGAATCAGTTCACCATTGAGTGGGAAGAGGATCATATAAAGGCTTACAGAACCCCTGGAGTCTATGTAATCAAAAGGCCAACATGGGAGGCCAACCCAACAAGAAGTATTGAGGACTTTGAAAGATCCTTTGTTGATGATTATGCAGATGCAATGCAGAGGTTTGCTTGTATGCCATCTTATATGACTGATGCATTCTTTAAGCAGAAAGAAAAACTAGAGCAAGCAATGTGCCTTCATAATCCAATTGATTCATTTAAGAGAATAGAACCTGCTTGGCAACCCAAAGAAGATGTAGTTTACTTTCTTCATGCTGACCTTGCTCAGAAACACGATAAATGTGCTATTGCAATATCGCATGTAGATAAATGGGTAGAAGTAAGAACCTTTAATGATCATACACAAATTCATCCACTTGTGATTGTCGATGCCATTGTTTGGTGGGAGCCAAGAAAAGAAGGGCCAGTTAATCTTTCAGAGGTAAAGAATTGGATTGTTGATTTTCGCAGGCAGGGATTTCAGATAGGACTGATTACCTTTGACCGCTGGCAATCGTTTGATATTCAGCAAGAATTGAGATCTGTTGGAATTGAGGCAGATACACTTTCTGTGGGTAAGAAGCATTATGAGGATCTTGCAATGCTTATATATGAAGATCGCGTAATGATGCCACACATTGGAATTCTTTTAGATGAGATGAGTCAGTTGCGTATTGTATCTGACAAGAAGGTTGATCACCCCAGAAAGGGCAGCAAGGATCTTTCTGACGCGGTTACAGGGGCGGTATATAATGCAATTGCCCATACTCGCCGCAACCTTAACCAAGAGATATCTATACATTCTTGGGGTTCTGTAAGCAAAGAACAAATAAAAAGAGAAAAAATAGAAGGAATAATTGAACCACCAAAGGCTCCAGAAGAGGTAAGGGATTATCTCTCAAACATGGGCTTTATGTAATTGACAATGTTTATAGAATAGGATAAGATATACTCATGACTGCATTTATTATTGTAACTATCATTCTTTTTCTACTTTCGCTATCTAGCAATATTGTATATGTTTTAAGTGACGAGGCTCCAAATAAGCTTGGATCTGTGTCTGGCATTATTATATTCTCGTCAATGATAGCTTGGGCGACTTTTCTTTTGCTTGGATGATATAATTCTTCAATGAAAATAATAGTAACGGAGCTTGCAAAAAAACGCTTCTCGGCAACACTATTTATTAATGGAGAGCAGTTTGCCTCATCTGTAGAAGCAAGGCCTGGATGTGCCATAAGAACTGTATTAAATATGCTTCAGCTTGAATATGGATCACCGTCAGGAGATTTAGAGATAGATATCAGCGAATGGTAAAGGTGGTATAATTTAGACATGAATGGTTTTTTTGATAAGGAAGTCACGCCAGAAGTAACAGAAGAAATGGTAGATGCAATCACATCTGCTGAAGCAGTAGAGGTTTTTTCTGAAGAAGATTTAACCAAAGTAGATGAATCAGAAATAGATTGGGAGACACTATAATGGCTAAGCTTTGTGCAGCAGGGGTAACCCTTAGAGATCAGGTAAATGAAAGATGGGCTTCTAGAGATAAAGCCAGTGATGGGTGGATAGGAGATGCAGCACATGCATCAAGAACTGGATGGGGAACAAATGGCAGAGGATCTTATCATAATCCAGATCCAAAAGGTATTGTCCATGCGATTGATTTAGACGAGGATTTTTTGGGTAAGGGAAAAGGTGGTCAAAAGATTGCCATGGAATTTGCAGAGCAACTTGCCACATATTGTCGTGAAGGAAAAGATGGTGGACGAATTGAGCATATTGTTTATGAAAATCAGGTAGCATCTGCAACTGCTAATAATTGGCATTTCCGTGGATCTGGTTATGGTCATCAGCATCACATTCATATTAGCTTTACTAATAAGGCAGACTATGATGGAAAGAAGTTTCATCTTCCAATATTCAATGAAGCTGCCTCTCCTATCAAGCCATCATCAAAAGATTTGTGGGACGGAGTAGTTCCAGAATTTAATAATATAATCAAGGCAATGAATGATGAAGAATTGGAAAACAAAGCAGCTTGGAGATTAGCTTGCAGGCTATCAGATTTGGGATTCTTCAAGGGCACTCCTGTAGAATATGAACAAGGATATCCTTGGAAGGCAGTAGATGCTTGGCAAAAGTCAAATGGATGGAATAACATTACACCCCCAGGAACTTATGGTAGAAATGCACACAGGAAGTTGTTTGGCTAATCATGCCTT